TCTGCCCGCCAATGGCGTCCTGGTCGATCGCATCGCCGCCGCGATCGCGACGCCTGACCGCATCGACTGGATCTGGACGCCGGGCCTCGACGGGCGGCAGCTGCTAGTGCGCCGATATGTCCGCACGACGGCCGGGATCGCCATGACGGTCGAGATCGGCGGCGAGGGCTGGCGCTGGACGGTGGCGCATCGCGGACGAGCTGGTTGGCGCGGCCTATGATCCGCGCCAGGCGCGCGATGCCAATGGGCGCTGGACGTCGGGTGGACGAAAAGGGCTGTCGGTCGGACGGACGGGATTTGTGGAGAGCCTGACGGATCGGTCGCTCCCCAACGCCCCATTGCTGCGGATCGGCGACGCCAGCCCGGCTGTAACGGAGAAGTTGTCAGCTATGGGTGCGACCGTTCGCGGCAGCTGGGTGATGCTGGACGGCAGCCGCGCCCGCCACACGATGGACCGGCACGGGGCTGGGGCGGCACGGATGGCGGGGCAGCGGCCGATGACGCCAGCGAAGTTGTTAAGCGCCCATCGTTCGATCAACAACGCGCAGGTCATCAATTCCGGCAATCCTGCGCTGAGCAACGAGGGGCGGCCGATCTTCCGGGCGGTGCATAAGTCAAAGCAAACCGAGACGCATGTCGTGTTTGATGTGCGTCGTCGTGGTCTGGTGGTCCACACCATGTATCAGCATGCGCTGGATGCGAACGGCCGTCGCGTGCGCCGAAGAGGTGGGAAGAAGCCGCCAGCCTGATGCAAAAGCCCCAGGCACCACGTCCGAAACGCCGGCGACCATTTGACACATATAGACTCGGACGCGGTTTCGATCAATGAAGGGCTGTGAAGACAATATCGCCCACCTGAAATAGTTCAGGTTAGAGCGGCGATGCAGGAACCCCATAAGCCCGAACATGGGCGGGGTGATCCAACAGTTTGAGCTTGTGGCGGCGTCGGCATCGACCGACGGCGACACGCTTGTCGCGGCTTCGATCGAAGTGCCGCTGCTGGATGGCGCACCCGCCCGCACGGTCAAGCTGTTGCCGATCGGCACCTTCACGCTGCGCGACGGGCGCGGCCCCTATCGCATCCGCGATCGCGCGCACGCCGAGCAGGTGGTTGCCGCGACGCGCGCCTGGCTGGGCAGTGCCGATTTCAACTGGGACTATAATCATGCGGTGCTGGCCACCGGCGCGCAGGGCGGTTCTGCCGAGGCGGTCGCGGCAGGCTGGTCCAAGCCCGACACGCTG